AGTCACTGGGAAGGGTGCTGATCTGCTGATTATCGATGACCCACACAGCGAACAAGAAGCCACCATTGCTGAAACCAACCCCGAGGTCTACGACAAGACGTATGAGTGGTACACCTCAGGCCCAAGACAGCGTTTGCAGCCGGGGGGATCTATCGTCATCGTGATGTGCATGGTTGGGGACACCGACGTACTGATGGCAGACGGCACCACGGTAAAACTTAAAGACATCCGCCCCGGTAATAGGGTAGCGACGTATGAGGACGGGAGGATTACCACGGCGACGGTCACCAATTGGCAGTCAAACGGTGTTGATGAAGTATTTACAGTACAAACACAATCTGGCAAGCTCCTTACTGCCAACGAGAGACATCCGTTTCTTGTGGAAATTGATGGAGAGCGCAGATGGATACGACTAAAAGACCTCAAACCGGGGATGTCACTTGTCTCAACGAGGGATGCAACCGGCCACCTAGATCTAAAACGAAACCCGGTTTGTGCCACCCTTGCCAAGCAAGAGAAGCCTATCACCGTAAAAACCCTAACGCCCCCTACAAACCTATTGGGTTTCACGGGAAGTGGAAAGGTAAAACGTGTGTTGAAGAAGACTGCGGAAAGCCTGTTCACTGCAAAGGGCTATGCGTCGAGTGCTACCGCAAGCGGTATTGGGCATCAGGTGGGGGGCGTCAGACTCCAGCCGCTAAACGAGGACACCGCATCAAATCTCGGTACGGCATCACTGTGGAACAATATGACGCGATGGTTGCAGAGCGTGGAAACCGCTGTGATGTCTGTGGGCAACCGCCTACAGAGTCTAATACCCGCGCCCACTGGAACGGAAAGCTATGTATCGACCACGACCACGATACCGGAAAAGTTCGTGGACTCTTGTGTAACGACTGCAATCTTATGGTCGGATACGGTAAAACCCCCCATGCTTTGCGGAGAGGCGCTGAATACTTATTGCGTCACTCTTGATGCTATTACGTCAATCACACCTTCCGGACGGGAGGAAATCTTTGATGTTGAGGTAGAACGGACGGAAAACTTTATTGCCAATGGAGTAGTGAGTCATAACACGCGCTGGAGTAAGCGGGATTTGACCGCTCAGGTGCTGAAAGCTGCTGCACTGCGGGATGGTGAAGAGTGGGAGGTCATCGACTTCCCGGCCATTATGCCCAGTGGAAACCCGCTGTGGCCTGAGTTTTGGCCGTTAGAAGAGTTAGCAGTTCTAAGAAATGAGCTTCCCCACTCCAAGTGGATGGCTCAGTACATGCAAGACCCCACATCTGAAGCTAGTGCCATTATCAAAAGAGAGTGGTGGCAAGTATGGGAGAAAGACGACCCGCCGAACTGCGAGTTTGTGTTGATGTCGTGGGATACGGCGTTTGAAAAGCATAACCGTGCCGACTATTCCGCTTGCACAACTTGGGGCGTTTTCTATCGAGACGACGACGGTTCTGATTGGGAGGTCAGTAAAGCCGACCGGGGCAAGCCGCAGGCGCATATTATTCTGCTGAATGCGTTCCGAGATCGGATGGAGTTTCCTGAGTTAAAACGTGTAGCCATAGAACAGTATCGATCTTGGGAACCTGATGGGGTGATTATTGAAAAGAAAGCCTCAGGTGCGCCTTTGATTTATGAGCTTCGTGCGATGGGTATCCCCGTGCAAGAGTTCACACCGACTAAAGGTAATGACAAAATATCTCGACTTAATGCGGTGTCGGATATATTTGCGTCTGGTAGAGTATGGATACCAGAAACTAGATGGGCAGAAGAAGTAGTAGAAGAAGTAGCTTCGTTCCCTGCGGGTGACCACGACGACTACGTTGACTCGGTGTCGATGGCGTTAGCACGTTTTAGGCAGGGTGGCTATATTAGGACTACACTAGATGAGCCGGAGGAAGAGATTTCGATGCGGTATCGCAATCCAAACCGGAAACCGTACTATTAATTAGCACGACCGTGCTAAGAGGAAAACAAAATGGGTGACGAGATGGACAACGGGATGGACGAAGAAATCCAAGTTGAGATCGTAGACGACGGTTCCACCCTGCCGGGAGAAGACACCACCACTCCCCCCGGTGCAGAGTTTGCCCTTGCGGAACTTCTTGGGGAACCCATGATCGACGAGGAAGACCCTGAGACCGAAGAGTTCTATAAGAACCTCGCGGAGGACATGGACGACGGCACCCTTGCTACCCTTGCGGGCGACTTACTTGAGTCTTTTGACGGTGACACCGCCTCGCGCAAAGACTGGTTGCAGACTTACATCGACGGGTTGGAATTGCTTGGGTTGAAGATTGAGCAGCGGACTGAGCCGTGGAGTGGTGCGTGCGGCGTGTTCCACCCGCTTCTTTCAGAAGCCCTAGTCAAGTTCCAAGCCGAGACCATCATGGAGACGTTCCCGCCGAGTGGGCCGGTGAAGACGACCATCATTGGTAAAGAGACGCCGGAGAAGAAACAGGCGTCGGTCAACGTCGCGGCGGATATGAACTTTCAGTTGACGGAGGTGATGACGGAATATCGCCCCGAGCATGAGCGGATGTTGTGGGGTCTGGGCTTGAGCGGTAATGCGTTCAAGAAGGTGTATTACGACCCAGCAATCGAACGCCAAATCTCTCTCTACGTCCCGGCGGAAGATCTTATCGTGCCTTACGGTGCGTCTAACTTGGACACTGCCGAGCGCGTTACGCATGTGATGCGGAAGTCCAAGAATGAAGTCATCAAGCTGCAAGCCAGTGGATTCTACCGGGACGTTGATCTTGGTGAGCCGACCAAAGGCAACCTCGACGAAGTCGAGAAGAAAATCGCGGAGAACATGGGCTTCAGTGCCACCTCTGACAACCGGTTTAAGATTTTAGAGATGCATGTGGATTTGGATTTGTCGGAGTACGACGAGAAAGATTCCGAAGCTGGGGATGCGGAAACGGAGATGGGTGGTATTGCACTGCCTTATGTCGTGACTATTGAGAAAAGCACTGAAACCGTCCTAGCAATTTATCGCAACTGGGCACCTGACGATGAGAAAAAACTTAAGCGCGAGCACTTTGTTCATTATCCCTATATTCCCGGTTTTGGCTTTTATGCTTTTGGTTTGGTTCACCTGCTGGGTAGTTTTGCCAAGTCTGGTACGTCTCTTATTCGCCAGCTTGTGGACGCGGGCACACTATCCAACCTCCCCGGCGGATTTAAGACCCGAGGGATGCGGATCAAAGGAGATGACACTCCCATCTCCCCCGGTGAGTTCCGCGACGTAGACGTTGCATCTGGCACCATCAAGGACAACATCATGACGCTCCCGTACAAGGAGCCGTCGCAAGTCCTCTTCACCCTGATGCAGAACATCGTGGAAGAAGGGCGGAAGTTTGCCAGCACCACCGACCTCAATGCCTCCGACATGTCCGCGCAGTCTCCGGTAGGCACTACGCTGGCTATCCTTGAGCGCAGTCTGAAGGTGATGTCGTCCGTGCATAGTCGCGTGCATTACGCGATGAAGAGAGAGTTGCGCCTCCTCGCCTCCATAATTCGTGACTTCACTCCTGACGAGTACGACTACGAGCCGGAAAAGGGTGGTAGGAAGGCTAAGAAGGCCGACTATGACATGGTGGACGTTATTCCCGTGTCTGACCCCAACGCCTCGACGATGGCGCAGAAAGTCACGCAGTGGCAGGCGGTGATGCAGTTAGCGCAAGCATCCCCCCAAATCTATGACCTCCCTGAGCTTCACAAGCAGATGCTTGAGGTGTTGGGTGTGCGGAACATTGGGAAAATTATTCCGACTGAAGAAGACCAGAAGCCGCGAGACCCTGTGTCAGAGAACATGGACATTCTTGCGGGCAAGCCGGTTAAGGCGTTCATGTACCAAGACCATGAAGCGCACATTGCGGCTCACATGGGTATGTCTGAAGACCCACAAGTTCAGAAACTTGTCCAAGATACCCCTGCGGCTAAAACCATCGCAGCGGCGGGTGCAGCGCATGTGGCCGAGCATCTTGGGTTCCTGTACCGCAAGAACATCGAGGAGCAGTTGGGGATGCCACTGCCGCCGCCGGATGCGCCGTTGCCGCCTGATATGGAGGTGCAGCTATCCAAGCTGATTGCCCAAGCGCAGCAGCAGTTGACGCAGAAGAACCAAGCCGAGGCGGCGCAAGCGCAGCAGCAGCAAGAAGCTCAAGACCCGTTGAACATTTTGCAGCGCGAAGAGTTGGAGCTTAAGAAACAAGAAATTCAGCTTAAGGCACAAAACCAACAAGCAGAACTACAGCTTAAAGCGCAGGCGCAGCAGGCGGATATTCAGATCCAACAGGCCAAATTGGCGCTTGAAGCAGGCAAAGTTGACGCACAAAAGCAGATAAAAGGGCAAGAATTAGGGGTGAAACAACTGACTGAAGCGGCAAAACTTCAGTCAAGCGTGGGGTTAAAACGCGAAGATCGCCAATACCAAGCCCAACAAGCTAACCAAAACCGTGCCCATCAATCAGTACAAGCGGCTCAACAAGCTCGCCAACAGGCTCAAAAACCTGAGAAAGAACCTAAAAAATGACTGTAATTGATCTAATTATTGAAGAAATCCAAAAACGTGTTGGGCAAATCCAAGACGATTTGGGTTCCGGCGTGGCTAAAGACTACGCCGAATACAGATACATCTGTGGCAGTTTGCATGGGATGTTGGCGGTAAAACGTTATGTGGATGATATTAAAACTAACTTGGAGAATGATTAATGAGTGATGAGCACCAAGATGTTCAATCGGCAACACAATTGCCTAACCCCACAGGCTACAAAATCCTGTGCGCTATTCCTGACATCGAAGCAAAGTTTGATAGCGGCCTCCTCAAAGCGGAGAAGACGATTAAGGACGAGGAATTGATGACTACGGTGCTTTTCGTGGTCAAGTTGGGGCCGGATTGCTATTCCGATACCTCACGATTCCCCAGCGGCCCTTACTGCAAAGAAGGGGACTTTATCCTTGTTCGCCCGCATTCGGGTTCGCGAGTTCACATCCACGGGAAGTCTTTCCGTCTCATCAACGACGATAGCGTCGAGGGTGTAGTGGAAGACCCGCGTGGCATTCACCGAGGCTAGGAGATAACACATGGCAACTGACAAGAACGTGGCCGAGATGGAAGATGATTTTGAAATTGAAGTTGAGGACGACACCCCGGAGGAAGACCGAGGCCGTGCTCCGATGCCGGAAGACATCGTAAAAGAACTTGATGCCGACGATGAGCTTGAGAATTTCTCCAAGGAAAAAGCCAAGCAACTGAAAAAAGTTTGGCACGACGAACGCCGTGCTAAAGAAGCGGCATTGCGCGAACGCGAAGAAGCGGTGGGGCTGCTTAAACGGTTTGCAGAAGAAAACAAGGTGCTAAAAAAGAACTTACATACGGGCGAACAAGCGTATGTAGGTACAGCTAAGGTTGCTTTTGAGAAAGAACTTGAAGCGGCCAAGCGCGAGTTCAAGGATGCGTATGACTCTGGCGATTCCGACCGCGTAACGGACGCGCAGGAAAAGCTACTTAACGCCAAACTGAAACTGCAACAGGTTGCCAATTACAAACCGCAGTATCAAGAAGATGCTGGACAGCCAGAAAAAAATGTAGTAAATACCTCCACTAACGAGGGATGGTCTGCGGCCCCCGTTGAAAACACGGTATCTAAAACCGATCCAAAAGCGGTTGCGTGGCAAAAACGCAATTCTTGGTTTGGTGAAAACCGCGTGATGACGAGCATGGCTTTTGGTTTGCACGAAGACTTGGTAGGTGAAGGCGTAGACCCGACCTCTGACGAATACTACTCGCGTATCGACAAAGAGATGCGGCGTAGATTCCCAGAGTCTTTTGAGGGTAGCGAACGGAAACGACCCGGAACAGTGGTGGCTTCCGCAAAGCGTTCTACGGCCCCTCGTAAAGTTACGTTGACGGCGACTCAGGTTTCTCTAGCTAGAAAACTTGGGTTGACCCCAGAGCAATACGCAAAAGAAATGATTAAATTGAATGGTGATACCAATGGCTGAAAACAGAATTTCTCGTGATATGGATACCCGTGAAGCGTCTTCCCGACCCAAAAGTTGGGCACCGCCTTCGCTGCTTCCTGAAGTTAATCAGGAACCGGGATACTCCTACCGCTGGATTCGCGTTAGCACCTTGGGCACCCCTGACGTAAACAACGTCTCGTCCAAACTACGAGAAGGTTGGGAACCCGTGAAAGCTTCGGAACATCCGGAAGCATTTACAATGACCGATCCAAATAGTCGGTTTAAGGACTCTATTGAGTCCGGTGGTCTTATCTTGTGTAAGACCCCTTCTGAGTTTGTCGAACAACGCAACGCTCATTATCGGAAACTCACCGAAGATAATGCGGCGTCTGTGGATAACAACTTCATGCGGGAAAATGACCCCCGTATGCCGGTGTTTAAGGACAAGAAAACTCAAGTTACTTTTGGCAAAGGTCTTGTTAAATAACTTAGGAATTTAGGAGCTAAACATGGCTTATCCTACTGTCTCAGCCCCTTACGGGCTAAAACCGATCAATTTGATCGGTGGTCAAGTTTTTGCGGGGTCAACCCGTATGATCCCGATTGCTACCGGCTATAACACCGGCATTTTCAACGGCGACATCGTTCAGTTGACCGCGACTGGCACGGTGATTATTTCGTCGCTTGCTATCGGCACCACTTCGCAGGCCGCGCAGACTGTTGTTCCCGGCACTGCTGGCGTGTTCCTTGGTTGCGAATACTCGCCGCCGAGCGGCCCGCTTTTTGGTAAGCAGCGTGCCCAGTATTGGCCTGCTGGTACTCTGGCGCAGGACGCTGTTGCGTATGTTGCGGATGACCCGGATACGGTTTTTCAAGTCGCTGTTCTGTCGATGCCTGCGGCTTCCACCAACACTGCTACCGCGCTTTCCACCATTGGCTATATGTCCGAAGCGTTTGTCGGCACCAACGCCTATTATGTGGGCGCGAATGTGGGTAGCACTTCGACGGGTAATTCTACTGGCGGTATCGTTGGTAACACTGCTGGCGCGAGCAATGGCGCGGGTAACGTCCGTAAGGACAACTCGACTGCCGCCGCGATGCGTATTGTGGGTATCGTGCCGGAATCGGCGGTTACCGTGACGACCGCGCTTACTGCCGCTGCGTCTTCGACTTCGCTGACGGTTGCTTCTACCACGGGTGTTTTCCCCGGTATGCAAGTGGTTATCCCGGCTTACACGGCTGGCGCTGGCGGTTCGGGTTTCAATACCTATGTGACGGCTGTTACTAGCTCCACGGCGGTGACGGTTTCGGCCAGCATCACTGCTGCCAGTGGTTCCACTGTTGCGTTCGTTGGGTATCCGGAAATGTTGGTCAAGTTTAACTTTGGCTACCATTCGTACTACAACGCGACCCAGATTGCTTAAGGAGTAACTTAAATGGCAATTTCACGCGCTCAACTATTAAAAGAACTCCTTCCGGGTCTTAACGCCCTGTTTGGTCTGGAATACAACCGTTACGG